GGTCTTCGTTCGCAGGGCGGCGCACTTGATGTTGTTAGTGGCAATCTGAACATGTATTCGGGTAGCATCAATATGTTAGGCAGCAAGATTAACACTCTTGCTAGCAGTACTTCTGCTGCAGGTCTTAATGTGCCGCACGGCTCTGCTCCAACAACACCGGTAAACGGCGACGTTTGGACTACTACCGCTGGTGTATATGTTCGCATTAACGGTTCTACAGTAGGTCCATTATCTGCAGGTGGAGGTGGTGGGTCTACACCAGTTCTAACACACCAAACAGCAGGTGTCACAGTAAGCGGACAATATATCGCGCCTATACGTAACGGTACGGCATTAACAACCGGCATAATTGCAACTGGTAATGCTTACTTAACACCGTTTAGACCTGATAAAACAATTTCTATATCAGAGATTGGTGTTAACATTACGACAGCAGGAGCAAGTGGAGCCAACTTTAGACTAAGCATACTTTCTAGTGATGCTACTAGTGGTTTTCCTAATGCTGAAATTGAAGGCTCGTCATCTATATCAGGAACCGCAACTGGATATACTTCTTACACGCTGCCAAGTGCTAGAACTCTGACTGCCGGCACTTTGTACTGGTTAGCCGTTCATGTTAGTGCTCAAATTACTTTCCGAGCTATTAACGTATCAAGTGGCACGCCAGTTGGTATTGGACTTGTTCCTACTTCATCAGTAATACCAATAGCATTGTTTATATCGCAGTCTTACGCTGCACCATTGTCTTCCTTTATTGGATCGGCATCTGGTGCTACTATCGCGCCGTGTGTGTTTATGAAAATTGCATAAGGAATAATCTGCTATGGCTAAGCCTACTACACGTGACGAATTCAAAGAGTACTGCTTGCGTGCATTGGGCAAGCCTGTGATTGAGATCAATGTTGATGATACACAGGTAGAAGATCGTATTGATGAAGCTCTTCGTTATTACTGGGACTATCACTTTGATGGTTCTGAAAAGCTGTACTATAAGCATCAGATTACTGAACAGAATAAGATCGATAAGTACATCGTACTTCCAGAAAACGTCATTGGTGCGGTTCGTATCTTCCCACTCGGATTTTACAGCAGCACCAGTGACAACATGTTCAATGTGAACTATCAGCTTGCTCTTAATGATCTGTACACTCTTACTAGCGTAGACATGGTTCCATATTACATGGCTATGCAGCACATTCAATTTCTACAAGAACTTCTCGTAGGAGAGAAGCCTATTCGTTATAATCGACATCAGAATAAGCTCTACGTCGATATGAACTGGAACAATGTAACTACCGGTCAATATCTAGTAGTTGAAGCTTATGAGGTAGTAGATCCTACACTCTATTCAGACGTATGGGCTGATCGTTGGCTGCTTAAGTATGCTACGATGTTGATCAAGCGTCAGTGGGGTAACCACCTTAAGCTCTTCGGTAATCTGACTATGCCAGGTGGTATTAGTTTTAACGGTCAACAGATCTATAATGAAGCTGAAGAAGAAATCAAGTTGATGGAATCTGAGATGATCAATAGCTATAGTTTGCCTGCTTCTGACATGGTGGGCTAGAGATACACTTGTATAAATAGCTGGTACTTTAACATACCGGAGTTTATAATGAGTGGTTTTGTATATATTTGGCGTGATCGTAAGCATAATCGATACTATATCGGGTCGCATTGGGGTTCGCCTGATGATGGATATATTTGTAGTTCTACGTGGATGCGTAATTCGTATAAGCGTAGAAAGTCAGATTTTAAGAGACGTATAATTTCGACAGTAATTACATCTAGAGCTGATTTAT